ATGTTTATATAGAGAATCCTTTTCCAAAGAAGATAAGGGATAAGGATACAATGCAGAAGTATATGGATGCTGATGAGAAACTTTCCAATTCAAATTTAAAGATTGATTATTATGATACCATGCTTGTTTACATTGAAAGCATTTTAAAAGTAATTCAGAATAGGACATTTCAGATAAAGAATGCAATAGAGTTTATGAGATTTAATGCTGGATTAGGTTAATAAATACCCATAGCATAATGGGTAAAAGTGACCAACGTTATAATACAGAAGTCAAACGAAGTATTTTTAAAGATTAAAGCAGAACCTCATATTGAATATGAGCTGAGGGATCATTTTACCTTTGAGGTGGAGGGTGCTAAGTTCATGCCTCAGTATAGGAAAAGAAACTGGAATGGAGAAATACATTTATATGATTTAAGATCTAAAAAGATATATGTTGGTCTATTAGATAAGATAGTATCATTTTGTGAAAGACATGGATATACATATAAGTTTGAAGATAATGATTATTATGGTCCTCCATTTGAAATAAACTCATCTATATCTAAAGAAGGAGTAAAGGATTATATTAGATCTATTACAAAGATTAAACCTAGAGAATATCAAATAGAAGGAGTATGTGATTGTCTAAAACACAATAGAAGATTATTAGTCAGTCCTACTGCTTCAGGTAAATCTTTAATGATTTATTCTTTGGTAAGATATTATGTACATAAAGGAATGAAAATTCTTTTAGTCGTTCCTACGACTTCTCTCGTAGAACAAATGTATAAGGATTTTATAGAGTATGGATGGGATGTCAAAAATCATTGTCATAGAATTTATTCTGGTAGAGAAGTAACTAATACTAATGAAGTAACTATTACTACTTGGCAATCAGTATTTAGAATGGAAAAATCATTCTTTAAAGATTATGATGTCATTATAGGTGATGAAGCTCATCTTTTCAAGAGCAAGTCATTAGTTAATATAATGACTAAATTAGAACATGCTAAGTATAGATTTGGTTTTACTGGTACATTAGATGGTACACAGACTCATAAATGGGTCTTAGAGGGATTGTTTGGTCCATCATATAAAGTAACTAAAACTGAAAAATTAATGAGAGAAGGACATTTATCTCAGTTAGATATTCAATGTCTTGTTCTTAAACATCCACCTAAGAAATTTGAAACATATGAAGATGAACTTCAATATTTAATTTCTCATGAACAAAGAAATAATTTTATTACTAATCTTTCATTAGATCTTAAAGGTAATACTCTTATTTTATACAGTAGAGTAGAAACCCAC